CTACCCGAAGCTGGCGACCACCCGTGACCTTTCGGATCACCATGTCCTGCAGAGGTGACGGACCGCGGCCGTTGCCCCACGCGATGCGCAACTTGGCCCCGAACTCGAATACCGGATCGTCGAAGTTGGAGAGGTCTTTGTTGTCCACCGTGAGCGACAGCTTGTCTACCCCGCCCTCGCGGTCAGTGAACTGAAACGAGATCACGCGGTCCGTGAGGTCCACGGGTTCCGGTTCACCACGTCCCACGACACGCGCGACGTAGTAGAAGATGGCGGCGCGATCAAACATTTCGCAACGGCTGGAGCACGCGCTCGGACACGGTGCGCACGGAAGGGATGATCAGTTTTTCGCCGCGCGTAAGCTGCACGGTCGGGTCGTGGATCGGTACCGGCTGGAAGTCGGCGATGACCCACCACAGGTTTGCTGCTGACACGAACGGTAGGCGGCCGAGCGGCGCGAAGTACAGACCTGCGAGCCGGTGAAGCGTGTCGCCCTCGCGCACCGTGTGCACGCGGTTGTCGGGCAAGTCCAGGTAGCGGAACTGCCGCCGGTCGGACAAGAACAGTTCCTGCCGCCCGACGCGCTTCTGCGCAGACGTGAACAAGTGGCGGCTGTCCTCGCGCGGCGGCATTACTCGATCAGCTTTCCTTGAGACTGAGGCGTGCGCAAGGCGCCAAGAAGGCGAACGTCCTTCTTGGTCAAGCGCCGGATGCGCGACTCTTGGAACTCACACTTCGCCGTGAACTGGATCGTGTTTCCAAAGCGGTTCCATCGCTGGTGTTGGAACTCGATGGACACAAGGCGCGCCACGATCGACAGCGTTCGCGGCCACACGAGCAGAACCCGCGGCGGCGCTGCGCTTGCGATCGACTCCGGGTCTTCCGGGCCGTAGCACAGCGACTCGAGAAACCGCGCGAGGTCTTCTGCGCGCAGAAGCTGCTCTGGCGTCTCGACGTTGTGGAACAGGTCGAAGCTCAGGTTCTGGTTGTCGGTCTGAAGGTACTCGTGCTCGCGATGCGAGTTGCCGAGCACGTCCTTCAGCGCATAGTTCACCGCGATTTTCCTCGAAAGATCTGACGGGTTGAACATCACCTCCTGCGTCTCGTTGGACTGCAGGTCGGTGAGCGTCATCCTTGCGACTGCTTCGCTGATAGGCATCAAAACTCTCCCAGAGGCAGGGCGTCGATCTCGAAGTTCGCCGCGGCGATCGACGCCTCGACTTCCTTTTGCCAGTTGGCGACTTGCTCGCCACCGATCTTGGTCGTCACGTTGACCTTCACAGGTACCCCGCCTCTTTGCGCGCGTTCCAGCGCCTCGGCTGTAGCGTCACCCTGAAGCTGCGCTTGCGCCTTGGCCCTGTTGGCCTCGCCGTTTGCCGCGGCAACCTGCCCGTTCGCTGCTGCCGCGGGCGGCGCACCCTTCACGCGCTCCTTGTACACGTCCTCTCCGGCGAGAAGGCGGCGCTTGATCTCGCCCTCGGAGAGCCCGAGAGCCTTCGCGGTGTTTTCGCCAGCGATCTTCTTGGCGCGCTTGTTCGCGTAGTCCTCGACACTCATACCCTCGGCTTTGGCGGCCTCCTCGAGATTGCTGAAGGCGCGCACTTGCTCCCGGGTTTCGAGCGTCTTTCTGTACGCCTCGTCGAGCTTGCTGATGTCGTGCGTTCCTGCCACGACCTTGTTGAAGAACTTTTGCAGTACAGACTCCCCGCCTGCGACACGGATAAGCCAGCCAGCAAGTGCGACACCGACTGCCGCAAGACCGACGGCAAGCCCCGCCGGGCCAAGGAATGCGAGAGCGCCCACGCTCACGATTGCCGAGAACGCTCCCTGCGCGACCGCAGCGATCAAGAGTGCTGCGCGGTACGCGAGCATCGCGATGCGCACACCGATCATCACTGCGCGGTACGCTACGAACAGCCCGAGCGCCACGCCGACGATGTGCGACAGGCGCATCCACATGAACCCCTGGCTGTTGCCTGCGTCAAAGATGCTCGCGAGTACGTTGAGAACCGGGCCGAGAACGACAGCAATCGTCCAGAATGCCGGAATGACGAGGTTCTGCAGAATGAACCCGAGCACGGCCCAGACGGTTTGGAGTGCACGCAGCGCGCCCGTTGCGATTCGGACGCCCACGGTCACAGCGCCGATCAGAAGACGGGCAAGTTCGCCAAGCACCATACCGAACGCGGCGCCGGTGAGGCGGTAATCCTCGCTCTTGGAGGTGAATAGATCGAGGCTTTTGCCACCGAAGCCTAGCGCCGTGAACAGCTCCTTCACGGCGTCGCCGAGCGCGGCGAACGTCGGTGCCGCGGACGTGAGGACCACGTTCGCGCCGTCACGGATTCCCTCGAAGAACTTTTGCACGCGAAAGCGCCCCTGTTGGAAGCGCTGAAGCATGTTGAGGATGCCCTTATTCGCGGGGTCGAGGAGCTTCAGGAGGACATCGCCGCGCAGCTTTCCGTCACCAGACATCAGCTGGTTGATGGCCGCAAAGAACAGCCGCACCCGCCCGAACACGTCGCTGATCGTGTTTCCGAATCCGCCGATGTTTTCGCGGAACCCTTTGCCCACCAGAGAGAACACCGTGTACAGCAGCAGGCCGCCGGCAGCGACGCCCGCGAGAACACCCGCCACGGCAAGAAGTGGCCCCGCGAACGCGAGAACGGCCATCTTCAGCAAGGCAAACCCGGCCACCGCGAACATCACGGCACCCGCCACGAGGGTGAGGGCAGCGAGGATCAAGAACAGCGTTCCAACGGCTTTGCGGATAGGCAAAGGGATCGACCTAAACACGTCGATCAGCGTCGAGAGTGCGGCATAGGTGAAAGACACCGCCGACTTGAAGCCTCCAGCGAAAGACTCGCCGACGATGACGCCCAGTGTCTGCACGGCGCCTTCAAGAAGGATCTTTTGGCCTTGGAAGGTTTCGAGCAGCTTCTTCTTGAACTCTTCACCTGCGCCCTTCGCGTTGCCCATCGTATGGCGCAGGTACTCGATCGCCTCCGCACCCTTGCGGATCTTGCCATCCATGCCCCGCATACCCGTGTTGATCTGTCGGGTGAGTGCGGCCATCGAGGTCACACCGAACCGGCCGAACAACTCGAGGCTCTTCGCGGACCGCTCGGCCTGGTCCTTGATCTTGTTGAGAGCCGGATCTGCCTCAAGCACGATGTCGATGAAGTCCTTGAAGGTACCGTCAGACTTCGTGACCTCGATGCCGAGCTCGCGGAACTTTGCTGCGTTCTTGCCGATGCCCTGAATCGCGGAGCTCACCGACGACGCGGCCACGGACGCAGGCACACCGACGTTTCGCACCAGGCCCATCGCGATCAGCATCTCGTCGAACCCCTGGCTCGTCAGAATGGCACCGCGCGAGACGTTACCGAGCATCTTCTCGAGCTCGTTCGACTTGATCGAGGTCAAGTTCGTGATGCGCAACAACTTGTCGGACGCTTCCTCTGCGTAGGAGGCGTCCTTACCGAACACGCGCAACGCGGACGCCGTAGTGGAGGTAGCCTTCGCGATGCTCAGCTGCCCGCCCGCGGCAAAGTTCAGCGAGCCGTTGAGCGCCGTCATCGACTCCTGCGCAGTGAAGCCGCGTGTCGCGAGTTCTTCGAGGCCCTGCACCGCCTCGGTCGGAGAGAACTGCGTCTTGAGACCCGCCTCGATGGCGGCTTCTTTGAGCTGGTCCATCTCGCCGGTCGTCGCCTTGGAGATGGCACCGACCGTGGCGAGCCCGTACTCGAACTTGCCGAACTGGTCGGCGAGGTTGGCCGCGCCCGCCAGCGCGAGCGTGCTGCCGGCTATCAGACCTAGCCCGCCGACAGCTTGGCCCACGTTCTTATTGAACGTGGCCTGCGCCGCCCGCGTTGTGGCGTCGAGCTTCTTGAACTTGTCATCCACCTTCGTCAGCACGCCAGACGCGAGGTCTTTCGCTGTGAAGATGAAGCCAAGCCCGAGCGAGTTCATCGCCATGCGGCTAGTTTACCCCTTCGCCTGCCGGCGCGATGCGGAGTCTTCGGCGTCCCACGCATCACGCAGGAACTTCCACCACCACATGATCTCGTCCATTTCCATGTCGAGAATGTCGGCGCGGGTGAGGCCCGTTCCACTGCCGTGAGGTGGCCGGTGGAACGTCAGCCAAAACATCAGGTTGCGGAAGTCGTCGATTTCGATGTGCGGGAACGTCGCGACGACTTCCGGTTCGATCACATCTCCGTAGACGGAGTAGACCGCTTCGGCCGCGCCGGTTTCCAGAACTCTTCCTCCAAAGGGAGCTCCATCTCCTCCTCCCAGCCGCAGTGCGGGCACTCGACAGTGATGGTCGTGTCGATCCCGCCGTCCACCTCGTCCATCGCGTCCACGAGGTCGAACATCGCACCGGCGTCGATATCCTCGATGAACTGCTTGATGGCCGCCTTGCCGTCCTCGACACCCTGCACCGCCACGATCCGCTGCGCGAGACCAACGGTCGCTTTCTCGCGGGGAGCGACGGCCTGCGCCGTGTTGATCTTCTCCTCGAGCTTGGGCGTCAGAAGCTGGAACGTCACCGCGCGCACGTTGCCCTCGGAGTCCCGAACGCTGGTGCGGAAGCGGTTGCCTGCCGCGAACGTCTCGATGCTCTCGGCGGGCATCGGTCGCACTTCGCGCTTTTCGAGATCCTCGGTCCACTCGTACCGTTTGCCGCAGCCCGAGCACTGGTGCTTGAACGTGTAGTCGGCGCCGAAGGAGGCGATCCGCGCCTTGAACAGCGCCACGAAGCGGTCGCACAGCGGCGCCTCGCTCCAGTTGATCTTGTCCTTGTAGAGCGGGCCGCTGTCGTGCGTCTCGAGCCACACGTTGTTGAGAATCTCGAGGGCGGTCTTGTTGCGTCGCGCGTTCTCGCGGTTGGCGAACAAGTTGACCTCGCGACCTTTGAGGCCACGGATGCGCCCGCGGGCGCCAGAAGGAAGGGTGATGTCGATCTGAGGCATGATGTTCTCGGGTGGAGGTTACACGTGCGGGGGGTCAACCCGCACGCAAAGTATCAGACGCCGCGGCGCTCGAACGAGTCGAACGTGATCACGACCATCTCGATCGTCTTCTCGCTGGCGTCGTTGTCCCACTCGCCAGCAGCGAACTTTTGCACCCACGCATCGACACAGCGCCACCGCTTGAGCGGGGTGCCGTCGCGGTCCTTGACCACGATGTCGAGGTTCCGACGGAACGCGGTCTCGACCACGCCCGCCTCCTCGACGATGGAGGCGCACTCCTCCGCCCAGTCGTAGAGGTCGGAGTCGTCCACCACCGCGCCGCGCTCGAGCGTGATGTCGGTGAAGTTCACGAGGCCAGGCGACTTGAAGGGGTGCTTGCGCCCGCCCTCGCGGTACTCGACCTTGTCGATTTCGTAGCTCAGCTCGCTGCACTTCTGGAAGCCAGCGTGAGCCACACCGTCGATCTCGACGATGAAGGAGAACTTGTCCTCGAAGATACGGGGTGCGCCAGTGATGGGCATGGTGTTGGTCTCCTACGGCGAGCCGATCACGGCTGCGACAGTTCCTGTTCGAGCGCGCGGGTGTCCTGCGTGAACCGCAGGATGATGAACTCCGCGGGCTTCTGAGTGGCGAGGCCGATGCGGCCGACGAGCTGTCCAGCGAACACGACGCTCGGCGGGTTCAGCCCCGCACCGAAGTCCACGCTGAATGCCTTGCGCGGGTCACGCGAGCGGAACGCGCCGACCTGCATCTGCGTGAGCAGGAACGCCTCGACCGCACGCGACACCTCCGCGCGCAGCGTCGCGTCGTTGTTGCGGAAGCGGGCAGACTGAAGGTTTCGCTTGGTCGTGACCTCGATGAAGATCACGCCACGCCGCTCGGCGATGGTCGGGAAGTTGCCCGAGCTCTTGAGCGTGCGCACGCCGTCGAGGATGCGCCCGCCGGTCAGCTAGCTGATCGGGTTGATGCGCTTGGGGTAGAGCAGGTCGCGCTTGTTCACGTCGAAGGTCTCGGGCACCTCCGCGTTCGCGAGAATCTCCAGCCCGACGATCGTGCCGAGCCGCCCGTTGGTGAGGCCGGCAGGTGGCTGGTAGACGCCGCCCGGCTGCGAGCCGTCGGTGCGCGCGTAGCGACCGGTGATGTGGCCCGACGGCGGCACGGTGATCGCCTCCACGTTGCCGAACAGCGTGGTGTTGGGGTTCAGCACCTTCACGCGCGGGAAGTAGATCGCGCCGAACTCCGACGACTCGAGCAGCAGCGCCTGCTGCTCGACGTACGTGACCATCTCCTGCGCGGTGAGGTTCGCGGGCGGGTCGAGCACCGCGAAGACGGTGCCGTTGCGCGTGACCTCGGCGTAGTTGAGCATCGCGTTGTGCACGGCTGCGGTCGCGCGGGCGGGCACGGCGAGCAGCGTGAGGTCGCCCGCCACGTCAAGCGCACGCAGCCCGTTCTCACCGACGGCCGATCCGATGAAGTCGATGTCGCCGATGTTGGCGAGACCGTTGGTGCCGCCGCTCAGGGTGTAGTCGCCGTTCGCAGGCCGGTCGAGGAGCGCGCTGCCGAGCCCAGCCGCGAGGTCCGCCACCGAGATCAGCAGCGAGCCACCGTTCGCGGGCGAGGCGTTGATCGCCTCCTCCACGAAGTTCGGCAGAGTGTCGTCCATCGTGAGGTTGTTGAACTGCTCGCGCACGAAGCCGTCCTCGAGCACGAGCAGGTCGAACTCGCTGGCGTTCAGCGAGCTGGCCTGCACGATGCGCACGACCACATCGTTGCCGTACTCGCCGGGGTACTTCGCGTTGATCGCGAGCGTGGGCGTCGCGGTGGCGGCGTCGCTGCCGAACGCGACCAGGCGCGACAGCCCGAGCTTCACGTCGAGCGTGGAGGTGTTCAGCACCTGCAGCGTTTGCGTCGAGCCGTTGACGAGGCCAGCGATGCGGACCTGCCCCGACACGTTCGTGACCGCGACGCCAGCGATGTCGCCGGTGATCAGCGTCGCAAGCTCGCTGACAGTCACGGCGGTGGCGTCGGCCGCATCGCCGGTGCCCGTCACCGCACCGGGCGGGAAGGCGATGCCCGTGGTGGTGCCGCCGGTGACCTCGATGTCGAAGCCGGTGCCACTGCCGCGCGAGTTGGTCAGCACAACGGTGTTCGAGACGACAGACGCCACGACATCGACGAGCTGCGAGGTGATCGCAGTGGCGACCTCGAACGCGGTCGCAGCTTCGATGTTCACGAAGTCCGCGATGCGGACGGTGTAGGTCTGGTCCGCCTCGCCGTCGATCGACACGGTGAGGGTGTCGTCGTCGCCCGTGCCGGTCGCCGCGGTGCCGGGGAACGCGAGCGCCGCTGCGTCTGTTCCACCCGTGACCTGGATCGTGCGCGTGTTCAGCAGCGAGCGCGCGTTCGTGATGACGACCGAGTTGCCCACGCCGACGCTCGCGCCGATGTCGGTGGTCTGCGCCAGGATCACCGCGACCACCTCGGCTGCGGTCGCAGCACCGATGCTCGCGAAGTCCGCAGTGTTGAACGTGACGGTCTGCGCCGCCTCGCCGTCGATGCTGATCAGCAGCGTGTTGCCGTTGGTGAGCGCGAACGGCTGCGTGTTGCCACTGGTACGCGAGGCGCGGGTGGCGAGCGCGTAGGTGCCGGGCGCGGTCGCAGTGACGGACGCGGGGCCAGCGTTGAAGGTGGCCGTTACACCAGGCGCACCGTTGTGCGAGACGGTCAACGTGTCGCCATCGACGAGCGAGAACGGGCCGACGAGGTTACCAGTGACGGCGGGCGGTGCCGCGATGGCGGCGAGCGTGTCGGCCTCACCGCTGGCGGTGAGCGCCTCGTTGCTCGTGGGGTCGTTGATGTCGGTGTGCCGCGCGGTACGCACGAACCACAGGAACTGCCCGCCCTCCTCGAAGTAGCCCTCGACCGCGGCCGTGGTGTCCTTCGTGTCGAGCGTGTAGCCACCGAACACGGTCGCGAACTCCTCGAAGCTCGTGACGAGAACAGCGGTGTCCATCGGCCCGCGCTCCGCGAGGCCCACCATGCCGAGCACCGTGGTCGGAAGCGCGGTGAAGGACTGGATGCGCGGCGGCTCTTCGGTGATGACGATCTTGGAGGAGAGCAGTGCGTTCGACATGATGAATCACTCCTTGCGGCGGCGCGCGGTGGACTTGGCGGGCTGCGTCGGCTCAGGCGTGCTCACAGGCACGGCGACGGCAGCGGGCTTCTCTGGCTTCGTGTGCTTCACCACCACGACCTCGCGCGAGTCGATGTCGCGCTTGAGGCTCGGGTGCGACAGCAGCGACTCGGGCAGACCGCGCACGGTCGTGCGGGGCGGCAGCGTTAGCACACCGCCGACGGTGATCTGTGCGGGCGCGACC